AGAACTGCTCACATTAAGCAGTGTGTTTCAAAACATAGAAAGGAAGTCCACAATGGCGCTAACCCATTGCACAGTCCTAGTCCCGAAAACAAAAAAGGCCACTTACAACTGCGCTCGGTAGGAACCTTAACTAATGACTCTTCGACTGATCATTAGGTAAAGCGGAACGCATGTATAAATGGCCTCGATTATTGCTTCCTACGGCAACGCTTGAATTATAAGCACATCTTTTCAGGTTGTGTCAAGCGGTATCAAAAAATATTTTCGGCAATAAGTACTTTTGGCATATCCGGGGTACGCCGCAAGCGTTTAAACATCAACAGCGTAACCCGGCGGAGGGTTTTTATGCGTTTAAACGTTTCCTGCTGGCCAACTGCTGTGTTTTACGCACCTGTTGTATTTTGCTGCGGTTTTGGTTTAAACTTAGGCACTCTCTCCTCAGCAGTTGCCTATGTTGAGCTTAAGCCCTTCCGAGTTTTCTTGGTGGGGCTTTTTTTTGGGGCTACCTCAGGGATCTTCTCAATGATGATCTCTGCCCTAGGGTTCTCAGGGTCTAGCCCCCAGTAGCAATGCCTCTCCTTAACCTGACGATCGTTCTCATATATAAGACCCTGCATCAGGTCTAGGATCAGGCTCTCATCCAAGTCGGGTCGCCTTGAGGCATAGAAAATATGCAGAGTAACCCGCAGATCCCCTGTCATTAGTGTAGGTAGTTTCCCGCACTGTTGCTTAAATGCATCAGAGTAACTTAATGCTTTAGCAGACTTAATCAGTCTAGACATACCACCGAAGCGTACAACCCTACGAGAATTTGCTTTCGAAGCTGGCTCACCAAAAATAATTTGTGATAGCACTTGCAATTCTTGTGTAACATCACTATCATTGTGTTTCGGATTCATAACAACCTCGGAGAGAAGATGAAGATAACGAACAAACAGAATCTGCCCGCACCGATAGTGGCTTTGCTCTCACGCAATTACTACAGTAAGGGTGCTTCACAGTATAGCGTCACTGAGCTAATGTCGCCACCAAAGATCAGAAGGTTACGCGAACAGTACGATGCTGACATGGAGATTGACGTTACCAAAATGATTGCCTCTCAGCTAGGCACATTCATGCATGGCAAGCTTGAGGCCAAAGAAGTTGAGGGCTACACCAACGAGGAACGCATCTTTACTGAGGTCGATGGCATTGTGATCAGCGGAGCGATTGATCTGCAACAACAAGTTGAGGGCGGGGTCGTGATCATCGACTACAAGTTCGTCAAGGCTTGGTCAGTCAAGCAAGGCAAGGATGATTGGACAACGCAGTTAAACATTTACAAGTGGCTAGTGGAATCAGTTAAGCGTGTGCCAGTCAAAGGCCTACAGATCTGCGCGATTATCAAAGACTACTCAGCCCACGACACCTCAGAGGGCTACCCCGAAGCTGAGGCCGTGATGATTGACATACCTATGTGGGACTCTGTAACCACAGAGGCCTACGTCCGTAAGCGCTTAGAGATGCACCGCAATGCCAAGGTGAATCATGAATTTGGTGAGGAGCTACAACCCTGCACCGATGAGGAAAGATGGATGAGTGAAACCGTCTTTGCTGTGAAGAGAGAGGGACGCAAGTCTGCGATCCGTTTATTTAAAACTATTGAAGAAGCCACAGAGTTGGCAGAAAAGGAAAAAGGCTATGTCGAAACCCGCCAAGGAGAACCCAAGCGCTGCACAGGAGATTTCTGTGGAGTCAGCAAGTGGTGTAAACAGTATCAAGGAGAAATCAATGTCACCGCATGATTTACTAAAACTTAACGTCAACGAGCACACTGAGAAGAAGAATGGCCTGACGTACCTGTCATGGGCATGGGCGTGGGCTGAGGCTCTTAAGGCCGACTCCACTGCATCGTTCATTGTCCATACGTTTGCTGACAAACCCTACATGGATGTGAACGGCACAGGCATGGTCTGGGTCACCGTCACAATGTTCGGCCAAGGCCGCACTTGCATGTTGCCAGTGATGAACCACCGTAACCAACCTATCCAAAGCCCTGACGCTTTCCAAGTCAACACGGCCATCATGCGATGCATGACCAAGGCTTTAGCTTTGCATGGATTGGGTCTGTACATCTATAGTGGTGATGATCTTCCGCAGTCAGACGATGCCCCCACCACCATGGGTGAACTGACTAAAAAAGAAGATGGGCCAAAGTACGAGAAGATCATTACCAAGACTGCGCCTAAGCCTGTTGCCAAGACAATTCAGCCTACCGAATGGGATCCCTCGGATGAGAGCCGTAAGTTCTTTACCGAGTCAATGATTGAGTGGACGACCCACTGCACCACAGTAGCGGGTTTAAACAGCTACTGGAAGAGCAATGAGCTTCAGCTTGATTCGCTGAAGGTTACGCACCCTCCTCTGTACGAGGAGATATTAAGCCGCTTCAAGACATTGAAGCAACAACTAACTGAGGAAACAAAATGAGTACCTACGCAAAGAAACCGTTTGAGACACGCCCTGATTCAGGCAATCTGTTTGCCGAGCCAGTCAAGAAGACAACCCTGTCCCCTGACTACTCAGGAACGATCGCCCTTAACTTGAAGGACATGACGGCCATCAAGACCGAGAACGGCCTGACCATCATCAAGCTATCCGGTTGGAAGAACGTCAGCCCAACCAGTGGCAAGACTTACTTGGCCTTGAAGGTAAACCGCTTTGTGCCGGAAGAGCAAGGCGGCATCCGTCAAGAGAACCAAGCCCAACAATTCCCTGTCGATGACAACGAAGTCCCATTTTAAGGAGAGATCATGATTAACAAAGCAAAACAAATTCGTGGCTACAAGCAAGCCAACCCTACGCACAAGCCAAGTGATATTGCTAAAGCTTGTGGCGCAACTCTTACTTATGTGTACCAAGTTCTGCACAAGATGCAGAAAAAGACGGTAAAGCCGGTAGCCGCCCAACCAACTGCCGGTCAAGAAACTGTACGCAAAGAGATTATTCGTTTAAACAACGAGATTGAGAAATGGAAAAATGCTGCTGAGTTTCAGGAGCGTCGAGCCAATGAATGCTTGAAGCACAACCGAGAACTGAAGCTTCACCACAACGGCCTTGAGTACGTCATCTCTTACCTTGAGTCACGCCTTGGTATCAAAGAACAAGATGGCACTACAGTTTGAAGCCCGTAAGGTAGCGCTCAAGCAAGACCGCACTGGTTTTATCTTGACGCTCTCTCTGCACCCTGACGAAGTACCGGAAGAGATTCTGCGTGACTTTGTTGGGGCGAGGTATGCCTGTGCGGTGGTTCGCATCCAAGATGATGAGTCACCCACGCCATACGACAACCGAGTTCAAAAGGCCGGAATGCTTTGCCGTGACCCTGACTTTCAAGAGTTCCTGTCGTGCGACAACGAGATAGACGCAACCCACTTGCTGTCTAAACGCTGTGGTATTGAATCAAGAACGGAACTTCATGGCAACGTGGAAGCCAAAGCTAAGTTTGATTTACTCATCCGTTCATACGAGAAAACGAAGGTAATCGATGACCCATTTTAAGAAGTTTAAACCGTTCATGACGTATGTGTCGGAAGACGAACATCTACGCATGAAGAAGTTTGCCAAGCTTAAGAAGATCACGATGGCTCAAATGATTAGGGAGGCGATTGACAGTCGCCTGTCCACTGGGGATCCATACACATCAGGGTTTAATGCAGGGATTGAGAAGGCCATAGCCGTGGTCAATCAAAACAATGCGGCCAAGATGAGATTCCCGTCAGGAAAATCATTTGCTGAACTGATTATCGAAGAGCTTTCGGTCGAACGCAGACTAGAGGTTCCAAATGAAACTTAGTGGAACAAGAAACCAATGCAGAGCATGCAATGAATACTTCTCAAGTAACGAGTCGTTTGACATGCACCGCATTGGCGAACATGGTAAAGACAGACGTTGTGCCACCCCTGAGGAAATGTTAGCCAAAAAAATGGTTAAGAGCCAACGGGGGTTTTGGCTTAGACGTGAACGCAAGAAAGAGACATATGAAAATTACACCGTATAACACTGGCAAAGTTTTGATTGGATGCATGTACAAGATACCGCCTCATGAGGTTACGCCTGAGGAACTGTGGGTTCAATCCACCCTGTTAGGTGAGTCACCTCGCAACGAAGACTTGGTGTGGACGTGCATTTGCATTTTAGCTGTGACTGCGATTGTTCTTATGATGAATGTTTACACGCCATGAAGTCAAAAGCTGTTTTAGAGTTTGATTATCCTGAGGATGAAAATGAACTAATGTTTGCCCTGAAAGGTGTAGACATGTACGCAACACTGGCCAACATCAAGCTGGCTATCACACGTGAGTTTAAACACAAGGCAGACATGGAGGCCGCGTTGCTGCGAGTGAGAGAACTGACGGATGAAATGTTGGCCGAATTAAATAAATAAGGACGCATATGAGAGGCACTGGATTTGGAAATGTTCTTGCGGGCAACATTGCGGCTCTCAGAGGACAACAAAGAAACGAAAAGCGCATGAGCCAGAAATGGAAAATGTGTTGGAAATGCCAAAAAGATAAATCTCCGGTTGGCGGTTATCTTAGGATTGCGGCAGGGCTACACAAGTTTATTTGTAAAGACTGCATGGATGCAAAGGAGAAAGCAAATGGCGAAGCTAAGTGAAAGAACTGCAAGATTCACTATTGGCATGATGCGTTCAATGGCCAGTCATGTACCGATTAGCCCGTTTCATTTGGCCGCCGCTGATGAGATGGAACGTTTACTTAAAGAAGTATTGGAATACAGAAAGGCAAACAATGAGCGAACCAAGTTTAAACATATGGGAAAAAGCGCTGGGCTGGCGCAAGAGGCAGATGATCATGAAGCAACTTGATCCGGTAACCAACCAGATCAGGAACAACACCTTAGAAGAGGTGGCTAAGGAATTTGATGCAATGAAGAATGGTGGAGATACCTCGGCAAGCTTTGCCGCTTATGTAAGGAGTATGAAGAAGTGAATGGGTTTGCCAAACAACAATTAGAAATTGGTAGCAAGCAGCCGACGCATAAGTTTAAACACTGCGACCGGTGTGAAGAAGCCAAGCCCCCAGAAGGTGGCATTCAGATGAGTCCTAACAAATGGCACTGCGCTTCTTGTTGGGCACACAGGGCTACACGGAGGCCAAAGAATGCCTAGACCTAAACCTCCCATGCCTTTGATAGGCCGTCAGGTTAGGATGTCTGATCTTGAGTGGTTGATGTTTCAAGATCTTGGCGGGGCTGAATGGCTCCGCACTTGGATAAAGAAGAAGGCGAAGTTTCCGACTCAGCACTACATGTCTAAACTAAAGGAACAAGATGATTCAAAGAGCAGATGATTACCAAATAGATGGCCGACATTACAAAGACATGGATATGCAACCATGGTCTGTGATGGAGGCAGTACTAACGCCTGAGGAGTTTGTAGGATTCCTCAAGGGCAATATCATTAAATACGCTATGCGACAGGGGCATAAGGAGGGTTCTCACGATAGCGAGAAAGCCCGTCACTACGCTCAGAAGCTGGCAGAGTTTCAGGCCTTCCTATGAACGAGTGTAAACAGGAGTACTGCGATTTTGTAGGCAGCCTAGCGTTTGAACAGGATGGTGGCTGGAGCTACGAAGTTTGGCAGGCAGCCCAGCAGGCTGCGTTTAAACGACTGGCTGATAGATTCCGCAGCTACGGCAACATCGACTACACCGGCAAAGAGATTGCTCAGTACATTGAATTTATAAGTAAACAAGATGTACCGAAATAAACAAATGCTAGAGCTAGTGCGCTACTGCCCCTGTCAGATCTGTGGGGCACAGGATGGGACGGTAGTGGCCGCACACTCCAACCAACAACGCGATGGCAAGGGGATGGGCATCAAAGCCCACGACTACCGTATCGCGGCATTGTGCTATGTGTGCCACATGAAGATAGACCAAGGCAAAGACATGACCAAATCGGCTAGGTTTGCGGCATGGGATGAGGCCCACCGAGGAACCATTGGCTGGCTATTCGAGCGGGGTCATCTCACATTACATTCGCCCTGAGTGTATTGATGTTGGCGGTCAAAGCATTCTGAGCTTGGTTGATTCTCAGAAGAGCCTCCCGCTTGGCATCAGCATCCATGTTAGAGCTACGGATCATGACTTGCATCTGCCGGAAATTTTTCATGGTCTTCTCTAAGTCAAGGATGTAGTCCTTATTGGCAAGCAACTTGATGTTTTCTTGCATGAACTTGCCACGCTCTTCAAAGTTCATTGTGCGTTCAAGCAAGCTGGATGTCCGAACAACCTCGTCTGTAGCGTTCTTTAAATCGTAGTAGCCGGTGACCGTACCTCTGGCCTCTGGATCTAACGCAAAGCGTTTGATAAACGGCAACTGCTCAAAGCGTTTAGACGCATTAGGGTTCTCGGCATTCATGTTCATGATCCCGTCCAAGGCGCTGACCATGTACATACCCATCGTACCCGTGTAGCCACCGATCAGGTGATCGATCTTCATGGGCGACATGCCTAAGTTAGAGCCTGCAAAGGCGGCAAGCGATGAGGTTCCGGGGCCAATTTGGAACTCCGGGGCAACGCCTTCCAGACCTTGGCCAACAATAGGTCTACGTGTAAACAGGGAGAAGTTAGTCTCTGTCTCCACGAAAGGCTTGATGGCTTGCGGTAAGTAGTCAATGGCCAGTGTCGAACGCAGATTCCTAGCCATGGAGTCCATAAAGTCTTTGCTTGTATCGTCCCCAAACAATGAAGCCATGATCCGCTCAGGGATCACCTTGAAGATGACACCAATCTCAAACGGGATTGGGATCTTGATGCCCAAGGATGGAATAAGCCAGTTGTTATCTTTGGTTTCCTGTTCTTGTTTTTTATACTCTTCATCATCATGGGTCAGAGTCCAGTACATGGCCGACAGGGCAAACATGGTCATGCCGCGAACAATGAAGCGCTTTTGAATCATGGCTGCATCTTTGTTGTTCATCTCGCCAAACGACGCTCTATAAAGCACATCCAGACCCTGCATGCGGGCGTTTAAGAACGGGATGGCCGCAGTCATGATGCGGATGATTGGAGAACTACCCTTGCGGTTAAAGTTCATCACCTCAAGCGCACGGTGCAGAGCTTCTGCCTCGTTGCCAGTTTCTTCAAGGGTGCGTTTATACACCTCAATCCTTGTCGCCATGTCAGACGCAGTCGTACCTTTTTCCAAGGCTTCCCACAGGGATGTGGGCGCAGTCATTGGGTTCAGGATACGTTGGAACAAGGTCTTACCTTCGTACTTCTTATTCAGTTCCTTTTCAAACGCCTTGGCGCTCATCTCAATGTTCTGAGAGAACTCGTAGCCGCCGCCGATACCAGCGTTTAAAAGCGCCTCAAACTCTGGGGATGTGCCTGCCATGGCCTTGCCAAAGTTTGAAATGGTATCTACGATGGGAGTCATCTTGACCCCGCTTGTTACGTATGCCGCCATTGAGTCACGAACCATGTTAGCCAACATGAAGCCGGGATCTTTGGTAACCATGTTCCTTAGGAAGTTGGCCGGGCCAGACAGCAAGCCGATGAACGGCAACTCTGGCATGTTTAAACTCTTAACAGCGTCAATGAACAGGTGATCGGCCACCTGATACGTAACAACTTGGCCCTTTTCCAGTACCTGTACAGTGTCCAATCCTGTTGGGGCATTGGGACGTAAACGCTCGGCCATCTCAATTTCCAAGGCTCGATCGATGGCACGTTGTGCCGCCACGTTCTTCATGCCCATCTGGATAGAAGACTGCGTGTTACGCACAATGGTTTCTAGGAAGTCGGCCAAAGGAGCTTTGTCTGTGCCCTCTGAGAGTTTCTTAGGCTTCTTGACACCTGAGATTGACTGGAAGATGTTGGGGCCGATAGTCTTCTCGCCTTCCATCTGACGATAGAACGGGATGTAATCGGAGAACTCAGTGAACCTAGCCTTGTCACCCTCGGATAGAACGCCAGTGTCTACAAGGTACTGCACCAAGCCATTGTTAAACGTTGTCCATTCTTTTTGGATTTGATCAAACTCAGGGTGTTTTGCTTCCAAAGCCTCTGCTCGTTTTACATCATCTTCAGTAAAGATGTCTGGCTTGCCCTGTGCGTTTAAACGAGAGCCACGCTTTACGCCTGCCCAGAACTGGTAAAGCTGATAGATCAGAGGGTCGTTGTATTTAGACAACGGGGCAAAGATAGCCACTGGCCCTTTGATCTTACCGCCATCGTTAAACGCTTTGGTCACGCCATTGACGTAGATGGGGATGCCGCCATTGCGGTCATGCACACCCAAGACGGATGCAGTAACCCCTGCGGCTAAGTCAGACTGCAAGGCTCCAGCCTCTGCGCTTTCATCAGCCATCAAGGCCGCGCCACCGCGCTTCTTAACCACTTCCTTGTCTACGTCGGACAGTCGGTTGTAACGGTTTAAAGATCGAGCACGCAGTTCAGAGAAGGTGTCGCCACCCAATGCTTTAGTAATGCGCTGAACGTAGCCCTGCTCTTCGCGGGCGGTTGTTGTTTCGTTTACACGGGCTAAAGTGTCTGGGTCGGTTGAGTCGCGCAGGCTGTAGCGCACATCAGAGTTGTACTTCGTATACGCATTAGTGTTGCCAATATCAGAAGCTTGTTGCAGACTTGCGCGTTCTGTTGATGGTGCTTCTGGTTTGGCTTTGGCTTCAGCTTTGGCCAGTTTAAACGGAAGCTGGTTAGGGACGACAACTGTATCGCCATCTGTTTTTGGGTCGTACTGAACAAAGAAACCCTCAGTCTTAACCGTGGCGTTTTTCTCGCTCATGTTGCCTGCTTTATTACGCAAGCCAACAATCACACCTTTACCACCTGAAGCTTCTTTAACAGCACTCTTCTCATCTAAGAAACGAGCATCGTAATCATCACCATCCAAGACTTGGAACTCCAACCCAGTTTCTGTATCAACCAAAAACCGTGGCAATCCGGACTTAGATGAGAAAGCCATGGCAACGTTTTGCCCATTCTTTAAACGCTCACGCATTGTTGCCCAGTTGTGGTCATACTTACCAGACTTGTCTTTAAAGAACACCTTCTTATCACCAACAATCTGACCAAAGCCAGTAGATGAATATGTCAAGTGATGGTTGTCGGCAATAGATTCGCTACCTAGTTTTGTGTAGTCATAAAACATTACATCTGGATTGGACTCGATCAAACCACGGAACATGGTTGGCTTGAAGTCTGATGTAACGTTTAAACGAATAGCAGGAGCGTAAAGTTCTTTCTCAACGTTTAGACGTTTCTTAGTCTCTGGATCAACTTTGATTTGCGTGGGTGAGGCACACCACTTAGCCAGAGAATCAATCTCACCCTGCAACAAGGTAACAAAAGCTTCTGGATTAACAATCAGAGCTTCTGTTTTAAGGTACTGCATCATGCGTGCACCGGCACGGAATGCACTCTTCTCAATGTCACCTACGTCTTCTTGAGCCGCGCCGCCAAACATGAAGTTACCGCCTGACGTTTCGCCAAGGCACAAGCCTTCGCAGATGGCAGAGCGGGGGCATGTGTTGACCTTGTCTGTAATGTTTTGAGCAGAAGCCAGACCCAAGCCCTGTGAGGCTACGCTGTATCCGTCATAGGAGATGTTGTAGTCACCGATACGGGTCTTCTCTAGCTTGCCATTTTCAGTCAGCAGACTGCCGACGTTATGTTCTTTCTTTAACAGCTTACGGGCGGTAGAGACAAGCTTGCGACGTTCTGCCGGAGTGGCGGCTTTGTAATCGTTGACGGCTTTAGTAATGCGTTCTTCATGATCGCCGTAAGAAAACTCATCTGTGATGGCTTCACGGCGACTTTTTTGAATTGACTGTAGCTTCATCTTGTTGGCAAAGTAATCACCTTCTGCCAACGGAATAAAGAAATCTCTGCGGCCATTGTCATATTCTTCATCAACCTGAAGCTGATCAGGTGTAACGTAAACCAAGACAGTGCTACCGTCTAAATCTTGGTCAAAGTTACCACGGTTCTTTAAGATCGCATCACCACCAGACTCATTGGTTAAAAATATCAATGCGCGACCGTCAGACGGGATCATCCGGTTCTGTGCAATACGTAGAGCATTCTCTTTGGTAGTGTGATAATAAACAGTAACCGTTCCGTCCTTATTGATCGGCACGCCCAGCGTTGGATCAAAAGACAGATGCTTGTCAGGGTTGTAACTTTGTAAAGAATAACGTGGTGAATCCGTAGGCAGTTCATCTATAGGCTCAGACACATACGGCATGATGCCGTTTGCCTTTTCATAAGCCTTGGCCTGCTTCATTTCCGTCTGATACTCTTTAACGCTCAGGCGTTCAACCCCGCCTTGAGGTTGACCAGCCTTTAATTCCCCACGCTCAACTTGACCAAATATATCTTCATAAGTTTGGAACCCTGCGTTGTTAAAAGCATTACGTAGTGCTGTGAAGAAGTCCCTCATGCGCTTAAGTAATGCCGCCAACATGCCTGTCGGGGGTTTGTTATTAGCAAAATCAGCAAAGGCATCAGCAATAGCTTCTTCCGTTACCTTATCCATGTCACCGTTATACAAGTCAACATAGGCATCGTAGCGAGAGGTCTTCCTACCTTTGTAATCAGCAGTTGTATTCTTTAGGTACTTGGTGATCCACTGGTCTTTAGCCATGCGGGTCAGCGCAGTCCACTGCTGTGGCGTAAAGAAGTTGAGATCCTTCAGCGCGTGCAATGATTCATGGCGCAGAACCCGGACAGGATCTTTCTCGTTTAAAGCAATCTTAATTAGGCTCTCGTTGTAGGAGCCTTCTTGATCCATCTTCTCCAAGATGTTCAGTTTGACAGCGCCAAGGCCAAGCTTTTCTAAAACAGGCTTTAACTTAGCTTCAAGATCGGCCAAACGCTTTCTTGTCTCAGGCGAAATCTTGGCTTCCTCTGCTTTAGCTTTCGCAGCTTTAGCTTCTGTTTCAATGCCCTCCAGAACCTCAGACACAGGCTTCTGCTCGGCAAAGCGTTTAGCTTCAGCCGCTGTAGGAGCCTTAGGAGTTCTGCGTTCTAGTTCAGCCTGAGCCTTCTTACCCACCGCACGACGGCCTTGCTGTTGAGCCAACTCTTGCAATTGCTTGTCATCCATGTCGGCCAAGATGCTTTCTTCAGCCGCTTGACGGGATGGGTATGTGGCACGTGCCTGACCCTGTTCAAACACCGTGAAGCCCTTACGGCCAATTGCTTTGTTGGCGGTTGGCTTAATCTCTAAAGGCGTGATCTTGGGGTCAAGCTTTTGAATCTGTTCTGTGAGCGAGGCAATTTTTGCCTGCGTTTCTGCAACTAATTTAGCTTGCCGACCAGCCGCCTTTTGGAAGTTGGTTGACTGGCCTTCGCCTCTAGCTTCACTGCTATCTAAGCGTTTCTGACCAGCTTCAATAGCATTGTTTAACTGCTTAATTTGATTTTCAAAACGCAGTGCCATACCGGCACGAGTGCGCTCAGAGCTTGCCTTCTTGGCGTTTGCTTCGTCTATGGTGTCGGATTTAGACAACAGAGTGTCACCGGCATACAACTCATAACCTGCTGGAGCCTCACCCTCTTTAAACGCACCTTCACGGATGTCAAATCCTTCGGGCAGCGTGGCGGAGGTGGTGGGGGCGGCGATAGCATCTGTTGTAATTTGCCTAACGTTTAAACCACGCTTGGCCGCCGCAGCGCGGGCAGCAGTCCTAGATGTGTAGGTAGACGGCAAAACATTGCCGCTCTTAGGATCATAGATCTCGTAGCGGGGTGTCTTGATCAGGTCAACGTCACCATTCTTAATGGCGGCATCAAGGATAGCTCCCGCATGGGAGTCTTCTGTAAGGTTCGTGTATTCCTTGATAGTCTTGATGACCTCCTTAGGATCTACAGGAACACCCAGTTCTGCCAATAGGAAGTCAACTCCCTTGATGGCCTTGTCGTATTGCTTCTCATCGTAGCGGCTGGCGTTTGTGCCTTCCGGTAGGATGGTTGAAGTTGTTGCTGCTGGCAGGCTGGCTAATGCTTTAAACGCAGCATGTAACTGCGGCTGCGACATCTGCTCCAGTGCGTTTACACCAGTTGTCCGGGTTAGGAAGTCCTTAAAGCCTTGAGTTTTGGTGTCAATTTTCTTTAGACCAGCTTGCTCTAGGATTTGGGTTGCGGTGTATTTCTCACCGGCATAACCAGACTTGGCGGTAATAAGCTGATCCAAGAGGGCTTGCTCTGCCTTGGGGTTCTGTCCCGGCATAGCATCCACAAAGTCCTCAAGCGAGTACTCCTTGAGCTTGGGAAGTCCAGCTTGCTTGCGGTAATCATCGATCTGCTTGTAGATGTCGAAGGGAACTTCGCTCTTACGGATGTTGCCTAAAGGATTCTTGAGCGGATCGGTCTGTACTTCTTCAACGGGGATTTCCTCAGCCGGTGCAGGCAAAGCAATAGCCTGCTGTTGCTCCATTTGCTTTTGGATTTCGTCGGTCTGTTTCTGAAGAACAGCACGCTCGGCTTCTGCCTTTTGTGCCTCAGCTTGTACTTTTGCATCGGCTTCAGCCTGTTTCCTAGCTTGATCATCAGCTAATGATTGTTTGTATTGACGTTGCAAATTAGAGACTTGCAAAGGAGAAACGGCAAGGCCAAGGACTGAGCCAACTAAGGCATCATGAGCCACCGTACCGGCCAAGCCGTCAGTTAAATCTTTTGCTACACCAGCTTGATTCAAAGCGATGTTAGTACCAACTTGTCCTACCGCAGCTTGTGCCGCTTCAGGCAAAGCCTCACCTAGTGTAGACGAGGCTACTGCACCAAGCTTCTGTTTAAACTGAGGTGGAGTTAATGATGCTGCGCCTTGGCCTGCGCCAACTTTTCTGGCCGCGTTTGCCAAAATATTTTCAATACCGAATATGCCTTCCAATGCGCCAGCACCGCCTGCAACGGCTTGTCGAGGAGCGTTTTGCAATGAATAAGCGGCAACCTCTTGGGCTTTCTGTTCTGCGACTTCTGGAGATTCACCTTGGCTTAACAAGGCCTGTTTAACGGCTTCATAATCTTGGCCCTTCTGACCGCCTACACCCATCAAACCACCAATACCGCCCGCTCCTCTTGCACCGGCCAGTGCTCTAGCACCTAGGCTTGCGCCTGCGGCCACCTGACCTCCGGGCAAAAATGCACCCGCAACAATTGGGGCGCTAGACGCTAATGCTTGTAATCCGGTTTGCAAGGGGGCTTCTGTAAAGCTACCCACTTTAGATTTGATGTCACCGCCTGAGCGCTCGATTAACTCTTGGCGACGAGCCATTTCTTCTTTACGGGCTGGACTCATGCCTTCATAGGCAGATTGCTGTGCTTCCCCCAAATACTGAGAAGCCGCATTATCAACGCCAAAGATGTTAGTGAGAGACTGAAGGCCTCCCGCAAAACCTTGCTTAACCGAACGACCCACATCACCTAAGGTGCTAGGAGCACTCTTGGCTTCTTCTAGTTCTTTGGTTGTCTGTCCTGCAAATGGGTAATTCTGCAATACCAAACCATATATTTGCTGATCAGTAGCGCCTTCTGGGGCGTTTACACGATACTTATTTCCATCTGGTGCGGTGTATTGATAAATTGCCATGTTTTATCCACTAATACGTTCAACTGTACCGGGAATTTTGGTAACGGGTGCAGCCTTGCCTTCAAGTACAGCGCGATCTGCCAAAAATTGTTGGATAACCAGATCACGTTGTTTTTGATATTCCTTGTATTTAGACGAACTTGGATCTGTGTTTTGCATCATTTGATCAAGGAACTGCGTTCTTTCATTCAGCGCCTTGGATGTCGCAGCTTTATCGCGTTGCGCGGCACTCTGATACTGGCCGCTTGCCAGATAAGATGCGGCACGCTCCATAGCCTCATTAGGTGACATCTGAGGATTTTTACGTTGAATGTCTTCAGCCACTTGAACAAGCTGGGGCAAACGGTTTTGACCGGCGGCTTGGATACTGTTGCCACGGGCTTGTTCTTTAAGCTTGGCAATGTCCATTTGATTGGAGAATTCTTTCTGCTGCAAGTCCATGCCAATTTTCTCGGCATCCTGCTTATGTTTAAACGCAGCTTCAAAGTCACCACGCGCTTCAGCACGACGGGCGGCTTCAAGTTCAGCACGCATCTTAGCCATGCCCATCTCTTGTTCACGACGCATCTTGGCTTGTGCATCGGCACGCTCAAATGCAGCCGCCTCAGAAGCTCCGGCAGACTTACCAAAGCCGCCAAACAAAGCACCAATACCTTTTTGACCACGGGTAGCTTCGCCTGCGGCAATTAAAGCTTGGAAAAAGTCAGAACGTGTACGAGCTTTTTCTTGTTCTGATACACGGCCACGATCTGTTTCATCCTGTTGAGCCATTTTATTAAGTAATGCCTCAAACCCAGCCCCCGCAGCGCCGGGATTAGCTTGTTTAAACGCAGCAAGTTCTTTAGAGTAAGCATCTTTGTCAGGTGCTGTAAACGTAGGTGCTCCGGGCATTTTCATACTGGCAGGAATGCCGCCACCGGCTGGTGCGGGCATTGGAGGCATGGGTGGTGGAGCCACTGAAGCGATACCCATGGGTGGGCCTGCGTTCTGACGAGCTAGACGAGCAGTCTCTGCCGCGCTCTGATCATCAGGGCTAAATGTAGGCTGGACACGGGCAGCAGCTTGCTGCTGGGCATTACGCACTGGGATGCCCATGGTCTTACCCATAGCACCGGCAGGGCCAGTATCGCTGCTAAACGCAGCACGTCTTGCATCGTTTAAAGCGGCATCAGCCGCTGCGGCGGCTTGTTGAGCAGCAGCAAAACCCTGAGGATCTTGTTGCTGTTGGCGCAAACTGTATTGACGTAAGTTGTTTCTTGCCTCTCTTGCGGCCTGTTCAGCTTGGTCTACAACCAAATCACCCTCGGCAAAAGCGACAACGCCACCGCCGCCAGCAAATTTAAACATGTCATTGGTTGGCAGGGAAGTCAATCCACCACCAGCCATTTGAGGCATCTGTTGAGCCATCTCTGGCATTTCTTCCTCTGGCTGTGGAGGCTGAGGTGTACCTTCTGGCACTGGCTGAGGTTGGGCCATCAAGCCCTGTTGAAGCTGTTGATTAGACTGCGTTTGTTTAGCTGCACCGGCCTGCATCAAGTCAGCCGCCTGTCCGGTCAGTTCTTTTTCAAGTTTGTCTTTGACTGTGCCGTCAGGAGGTGTGCCCGTCTTAGCCGATTGTTCCATGCGTTTGCGGCGGTTTAATTCTGCCAAAGCTAAATATGGAGGAACATCAGGGTTAGTGCCATTGGCATAACCCATGACTACCTGCATGGTTTGGTCTTTAAGATCGTCTTGTATTTGGAGTAGATTCATCTTAAACCCTTAGGTCAAATTAAATTTCTTGAGGGAGTCCATGATGGAACCCATACCGCCAACGGAAGACACTAACGAGCCTAAACCGCTCATCTGGGCTGGTGTAGAGCTAACTGTGGAAATAGGCAGACCTTGAAGCATGGACTGCAAGTACTGCGTCTTCTTCATTGGATCATCACGTTGTGCGAGGAATTCGTTGTAGTCTGCGCTAATGCCTTGTTGCTCAATGCCACGCTGTTGACCGCCTGCCTCAGACATCATGTCAGCCAAAGTCTTGGCTTGGGCTTGCTCAGTATTAAACTGGCCCATGGCTTTGTCGTACGCACTTGCGTACCCTGTACCAATAGCTTTGTTCTGCTCTTGGAGCAGATTGCGGTTAGCCTCAGACTCCATGATGGCCTGACGGCCACCGCCATAACCACCGGATTGGGTCATCTTGGCTAGGCCGGGCTGAAGGTTGATCTCTGACTGGCGACGTAGTTCTTCCAACTGAGGCTGGAGGACGGACTGCAAGTATGGGTTCATATACTGCGAGGCAACGCCAGTTTGGCCGCTAGATTGGCCGCCCATGGGAGCGCCCATACCGCCCATAGGAGCGCCAGCACCTGTCCCAATAGGTTGAGTGTTATAGATACCGGGAGACATAGCAGGAGGTTGGTACGCACCTGTAGAGCTAAAAGACTGACCAAGCTGGCCGGGGAAGGCCAGATTACCCAAACCTTGGAATACTTTGGATTGCAGGCCAGACTCACCCGCAGTCTGTGGGCCACCGTACACAGCATAAGGCTGCTCTGAAATAGCTTGGGCTTTGCCAAGCATATCCGTTACATACGGGCCTGCCCACTCAGAAAGAGTCTGTTGATTAGACCCGCCTGTTGAGGGCATGGAGAAAGAAGAAGCTGGTGTAGGAGCGGCCATGTTTAAACCTTATGCTGGTAAATGTTTGTCAGCCTTGGAATTGGCTGCAACGTTTTTCAAAGTTTTGCCACGAGCTTTCTGGATGCGATCCATCATGGCATATAGTTTACGTGCTCCTGCGTCTGTAGATCCATTACCGATCTCAGAAACAATACGGGCTGGAATGACAAACTCACCATCGGCCAGACGGGCTGGTTGGTTCTTCCCAATCATCGCAGGGATGTCATCAGACACACCATCGCCCGGCCCTTTAAGGAGGCGACCGCCATCGGAGTAACTGCCCAAAGAACCTAGTCCACCCTGAGCCATACCTCCTGCGGCATATTTATCTACAAATAAATTATCATTTGGAGAGGCTGGAGCGGCTGGCGCTACTGGAGCGGCTGGCGCTGCCGGGGCAGCAGCCTGAGGCGTGTAAACCATAGGGGAGAAGTAGGTCACACCACCTGAACCGGGGCGACGTGCAATGCCTGCGTTTGGCCCCATCGCAGCCTGATAACGAGACTGAATATCCGCTACCGGAGCCTTGGTGATTTCAGAAATACGCTGAGGAGAAACGCCGTATTCGTTCATTGAACGAGCAATCATGGCATCGTTTAAACCGGGTCGCTTTAGATAATCCATGACTTCGGTGTCGGATGGTTTGTAACCCATACCAACCGTGCTTACAGGAGCGGCGTACTGCGTGCGTGAAGCTGTGTACTTTGGTATGCTTCCTTGATAGCCCTTGAAGCCACCACCCCCACCACCACCGCCAATAGAATTAAGTAAAGCGCCAATGCCGCCAAGACTGGCTAACTGTGCAGTTGTTCCAGACTTACCAGACAGGATGCCTTTAATGGAATCTAAGATGCCCGGATCGTAATTGATGCTAGACAGGATGTCGGCATTGGACGGAGATGAGCCTAAATCATTGTAGGCAAACGCATCGTTCCTAGGATCCGCAAAAAAATCGTATTCTTCACCCATATTAGCCTCTTGCTTGAATAATTTGCATTAACTCTTCTTGCGTCATATTGTTGTCGCCTGAAGACATGATTTGTTGAAGTAACGCAGATATGTCATTTTCGCCGCCTTTTGCTTCTTGTGCAACAGGCATTGCTTGCGGTGCTTGTTCTGCGCCTGCCTTGGTAACACTTAACTCATGGTACGGAGACATCATCAAATCGCCCGTCGGGGCAACTTGCTGTTTCTGACCACCAAAGTCCTTGCCGTAATAGAACACACTTGCCAGCGGAGCAACCATAGACTCGCCTCCACCGCCGCTTTGTGGCATCTGCGGTTGCGTTGGTGTGCCCGTCTTCTTGGGCGGTGTCTTGGTTGGCGGTGTAGTTGTTGTAGGAACTGGCGTAACCGTCGGCGTAACTACTGGCGGTGTCGTTAGAGGTGTTGATGTCAACACATCTGGTGGCGTGTAAACGCCGGGAATCGTTACATCCCCAACTGTAATTGCGTCAGGCGTAGAAACATTAACGTCTGTTTTAACGGTCGGAGTTGTATCCACCGTTGGGTTAGTTGTAACCGTGGGATTAGTTGTGACTGTCGGGTTGGTCGTCACCGTAGGATTGGTGGTGACGGTTGGGTTGGTATTTACAGTCGGATTTGTAGTAACCGCAGCATTGGTTGTTACGGTTGGGTTAGTAGTGACCGCAGGATTGGTCGTAACCGCTGCATTGGTAGTTGCATCAGTTGCAGTATCCGTGGCTGTATTCGTGGCTGCGTTGGTAGCGGCATTGGTATCAACCGCTGTATTTGTAACCGTATTGGCTGCTGTGTTGGTTGCAGCGTTTGTGTTTGCAGCCGTGGTTGTGGCAGTAGCTGTATCAGTTGCAGTGTCTGTGGCTGTATTAGTTGTAACCTTAGCTGCTGTCAAAGCGTTTAAAGCAGCCTGAGCCGCAGCTTTGGCATCAGCAGCAGCCTTTGCATCAGCCGCAGTTTTTGCAGCAGCAGCAGCGTCAGCGGCAACTTGCGCGTCAATCTCAGCTTGGGCTATAGCAGCGGCCTGTGCATCTGAAGCAGCTTTTGCAGCAGCAACGGTCTGAGCGGCAGCCGCATCAGCAGCCGCTTGAGCATCGGCAGCAGTCTGAGCGTCAATTACAGCCTGAGCATCGGCAGCAGCCTTTGCAGCGGCAGCGGCAGCAGCCGCATCGGCGGCGGCTTTAGCATCAGCGGCAGATTTTGCGGCAGCAGCGGCGGCGGCAGCGGCAGCGGCCTCAGCAGCGGCTTTGGTAGCGGCATCCGCACTAGCAGCAGCGGCAGCAGCGGCCTCGGCAGCAGCCGTGGCGGCGGCGGCATCAGCCGCAGCTTGATCGGCAGCAAGTTTAGCGGCAGCGTCAGCCTTTGCTTGAACTTCAGCCGCAAGAGCGGCATCGGCGGCAATCTTGGCATCAAGAGCAGCTTTTGCTTCAGCCTTAGCTTTAGCTTCAGCAGCGGCTGCGACTTGTGCTTCAATTGCAGCTTTCGTATCAGCGGCCAGTTGTGCAGCGGCAGCATCTGCTTTAGCTTTAGCATCAATGAGGGCTTGTGCATCGGCAGCCGCTTTGACTTCAGCCGCTATTTCAGCGTCAGTCTTTCCTTTAACTTTAACGTCAGCAGCCTTGGCCACGCTGTCAGCAGTAACTTTAGAACTCATAGCTGCAACCACATCGCCAATATCTACACCAGCCGCATCCATGGCAGTCACAATGTCAGCTTGTGAAGCATCAGGATTGGCTGCAAGCCAGCCGTTAATTGCGTCATACACTTGCTGTTGGCTTGTATTATTAGCCGCTGCATACTGCATTGCTGGGCTAAGATCTATGTTTGATGTGTCTATCAAGCCAGCATTAGTTAAAGTACTTGTTACATCCTCTGGAGCAACAAAAATATTAGTTTTGGAATCAACCAAGGAACTAATGTTATTACTACCGTCAAAAGACTTTAGGCCTGCATCGTTTAGCTCTTGTGTAAACGTTTGCTGTACATCCGAAACCGAGTTGGACAGATTAGAGGCGGCATCAATACTTCCGGTTGTTTTGCCAGCGACAAAGCCACCAACGACACCTTGAGTCAAAGCCTTGTTTAAATCAACCTTGCCGGTCAGGGCGTAATCGGTAATTGCAGAAGTTAAAAACTCTTCGCCAAACTCAGATCCACCTTCTTTGGCAATGCCAGTTGCACTCTTAGTTGCGGCTTTTTCAACAGACTTAGTGATCTTGTTGATGACCGCAGTATCCACAATACCGGCTGTAGCCACAGTAACTGCACTGGCAATATAAAACGCAGACATGCCTTCAGCATCTGCTTGAGCGGGTGTTTTGCCTGCTTTAATGGCATCACGATACTTGTCGTTGTACGCTGCGCCGCCAGACTCAATGGCGTTTAAACCCATATCTAAGCCAACTGCGCCTAGTTTTCCAAGCAAGCTAACCGATTTGAGTGCCAAGCCCATGGGCAAAGCTTCTTGCAATACTTCAATCGCTGCCATGTTAATAGACAGAGGATTTTCGTAAATGGCTTTTGCGCCAGCAATAATTTTTGCGCCTAGGCCTTCTGCATTGTTAACAGCATTGATAACGTTGGCGTTGGCTTGATTTACCGATTCCAACTGCAAGGATTCGCCAGTACGGGTCATGGATTGACCGGCATTGGTTAAGGTGTTGTTTGCGCCTGTTAAGCCTACCGCTGCCGCACTACCGCCCACAAAATCAAGCGTTTGACCAGCCGCTTGCTGTATGTTGGACAAACCTTGGATCACAACATTGGCAGCCGTGCCTTTTCCAAAGACGCTTTCTATTGCAGCCTTTGCTGTAGCGGCTTTTTGCTCGGCATTGGCAAGATCTAATGCTTCATTTTGGGCCAGTAGTTTTCTTGTTTCAGAAGCGTATTCATTTGGCCCACTGCCTATGATCCTTGCCAGCGTGTCGTTCTGTGCCGCAACAGTGCTAGATGCGTCAGTTTTGGTAGAAAGATTAGATGCGTTTAAAGCAGCAATTGCTTTGTCTGCTGCGGTGATGTTTAAGTCAGGACGTTCTGCTGCCGTGGCATTGACAAAACTTTCAGTCTTGCCGGTTGCAGGGTTAAACCAATCAAATTTGGTTCCGGGTGGTAAATCTTTGCGTGCCAAAGCAAATGCTTCGTTAAACGACGCAGAGTTTTTAATATCGTCTTTAGTGGCTGCTATTTTGGCTTCGTTTAAAGCACTGGTAACTTGTGCATTGGACGTGCCCATGGTGTAAGTATTGCCACCAAAGGTAAAGGTCGTTCCGGTTGGGTTGCGTAGTTTAGCTAAATAGGCTGCTTCATCAAGGTTGTCTGCTTCTGCGTTGCCAATAACAGTATTATTTGCTTTGGCGTTAGCCGCAATTTGAGCGTCAATACCGGCAAACTCACCACCGGCTAGATTAGCGGCTGTAGTGGCGGCACGATTGTCAGCCGCAACAATCCTTTCTAAATCAGTAATTGTTGCAGCGGCGTTATTGTTGTCAAGGGTGTACGTACCACCACCAAACGTAAATTTATTCAACCCTGCATTTTGAGCAGCGGTAGCGGCGGCATTGATGTCGCTTGCCCCAGAACCATCAAACGTTAAAGACTGGTTAATTTGATTGGAAATCTGAGTGTCGGTATCGTCGGCAAGGTTAAAGTCTGCAAACGATGCTGCGCCTGAATTATTAACTAATCCAGACTTTTGCAACTGAGTTGTAATGTCTTTATTTCCACCTGTTACATCATTTACAGCGGCATTGCCAGCAGCAATGGCTGTACTAATAGCTATCTTGTCTAACGTCTGACCTGATAACGCACCTGTTACAGCTTGAGCAACAAGGTTTTTATTGGCGTTAGATAGGTCTGCAAAGCCCTCAATATTACCCAGAACCGCATCTACAGCACCGCTTGTTCCGCCTGAAGCCGCACCTGCAAGTACCGCGTCACCAATGTCTTTACCCGTTAATGCTGCCGTAACCCCTGCTGTTGTAGCTTTATTAAAAGAGTTGGTTAGAGTTTTGGTTAGGTCAGCCGACAGGCCAAGATCTTTAATAAAAGATGAGCCATCTTTCATAAAGTCCATGCCGGGAATTTGTGCCCCTACATAACTTACTGCGGCATTCTTAATTGCGTCACCAATGTCGTTGCCGCTTAAAACGCTTATTGCCATGTTGGCCGCAATTTGTTGCGGTAAAGACAAACCACCCGTAGCAATAGCAAGACCAATTTGAGCAATTGGCCCTAGATCCTGCATTAAGATTGCAAGATCATTAGATGTTGCCGCCGTGGTATAAAAAATAGGATTGCCTTGTGCATCAAATTGCACGTTGTAGCCGGTGTTTCCTTTGCCTTCAAACGTGCCGCCAAAAGCATTGCCTTTTTGACGTTCACCATATGTAGTGGCAACTTCTTGCCCAGTTAGCTTATTACCAAATACTTCTTGTTTACCTACAGGAGCCGTGTAAACAAGCTCTGAAGTACCTGAATCTCCGCCACTAAAGACTGTTTCTGACTTAACCAAACTAGGATCAATGGCGTTTCCATTTTGATCTACGTAACCAATAATTTTTTGTGAATAATATTGTTGACCTTCATTATCAGTTACCAAGTCACCCTGCCCGTATACAGGCTGTACAGCGGCATCAACAGTTTTAGTAACCTTGCCAAACTGGTTAATGTCGGTAGCGCCAGTATCAGCAATGATTTTGGCCATATCCCTTGCATTAGCTTCAGCGGAACCTTTGCCCTCACCTTTCCACTTACTAGTCACGCCTTGGGCTAAGATTTGCTGCGTAATTTTTTCTATGGCAGCCGCTTTGTCCATTGGCGCAGCGGTTTGAGTTGCAGCAGCTTGGGTTGTTGCTGCTGGTAACGATGCAATACCTGCGGGTTGAGCAACAGCGGCAGGCGCAGCGGGCAAACTACTGTAAGCAGCATTAACTTGAGCGGCACTAATTCCCATCCCCGCCGCTGCTGCTGTAATGTCAGCTTTACTGGCGTTAGGATCATTTTTAAGCGCATCAACCAATGCTTGGTTAACTTCTGCCTGCGTATATGTTTTAGTGGCGGCTGGTAAAGAAGCAATACCAGCGGTAGTTGCTTTAGCTGCTGCGTCGGCCTGCGCCTTAGCAGCGGCATCCGCTTGTGCTTTAGCCTGTGCATCTGTTTGGGCTTTGGCCGCAGCCGCTTGAGCGTCAGCTTTAGCCTTAGCTTGAGCATCTGCCTGAGCTTTAGCTTGGGCATCTGCTTGTGCTTTGGCTTGAATTTCAGCTTGCACTTTCGCGGCAGCATCGGCCCTTGCTTTTGCTTCCGCATCAGCAGCAGCTTTGGCTTTGGCTTCAGCTTGTGCTTTAGCCGCTGCATCTGCCTGAGCTTTTGCGGCAGCGTCTGCTTGTGCTTTGGCATCGGCCTGAGCCTTAGCATCAGCAGCAGCTTTAGCTTGCGCCGCAGCCTCTGCTTTGGCTTTATCCGCAGCAGCTTGAGCAGCAGCCGCAGCTTCGGCAGCACGTTGAGCGGCAGCCTGTTGTGCAGCGGTTCTAGCGGCAGCTTCACGTGCGGCAGCCTCAGCAGCAGCTTTATCGGCAGCAGCTTGTGCGGCAGCGGCTACACGGGCAGCTTCGGCAGCGGCAGCTTGTTGGGCTGCTTGCTCCCGAACAGCAGCTTCGTTAGCGGCTTGCAATGCAGCAGCGTCGGCAGCACTTTGGCCAGCACCGGGAGCCTGAACTCCAGCACTACCAAAGTAATTACTAATGTCAGAAACAGAAAAACCAGTGGCGCGGGACAGGTCTGCCATGGAAACACCATTGGCAGCGGCTGCGGCAGCAATGGCAGCAGGATTGCTTAAGTTGGCTTGAACATAAGCAAGGATGTCTGCATCCGATATGCCACCAGATGGTGCAGTATCTTCGTATTGTGTGCTGTATCTACCTTGAACTGCCATTATCCAACCTTCCAATTCGTGCCATCAGAATATACAGGCACAGCGACTGCCCCACCAGTCGCAACGGTAGCCCCAAATGTTGGGCCTAAAGCATCTGTTACAAAAGCTCTTGCGCCCTTGCCTGAAGTAACTGCGCTGGGTAGCGTAGCCACCGTGTAATTAGTCAAAGGAGGCACTACGCCAGAGGCCATCAACTGCGTAGTTAACGCATCAATCCTGTTGAAGTACAGACGCAAGATGTTTAACATCTGGTCAAAATACACACGGTCGTACTCACCCGGAGGAAGCGGCAAGTTAGGTGCTGCTACCTTGTTTAAATCAAAATCAGTGGTGACAATAAAGCTCATCGTCTGCCGTCCGGTCTGATGTCAATACGGGTAGCACCCAACTGCCATGTAGTTCCAAGGTTGGTAGAGCTTACCTTTAAGATAAGTTGACGGCCACGGACACGGGTGTTAATCTGCCCTGTAAATCCCTCAGTCACTGTGTACTGAGCGCCGGTTTGTTTAGTTACATTGCCTGTTACCGCCGTGCCAGTTCCAGAGCCTGAGTTCTGCAAGGGGTAGAGCGTGTAAACGACTTGTGGCGTAGGAGAAGCATCTGACCCTGAGAATGTTAAGTCAGGCAACATACGATATACAAAGCCAAATCTGTCGCCGTCATCAATGTCAAATTCTGAAGATGAGATGTAAGCCTCAATACCTGCGGGCGTACCTGTCTCGTTATTGTCTAAGCCGTATTCTTGATCAACTAAGTTGTAGTTGTACGTAGCGGCAATAGGGAAGTCTCTTAAACCGGAGTCAAGCCATGCTGTTCGCTCCATAGTGCCGTAATACCAGATTTTTTCAAGATAGTTGTACACCACATAACGATTAGCAACCAAGCTGCCAGCCGCGCAGTAGAACCACCAGATCTCGTTAAAGCCTTCGTTAGTACCGGCAAACACTTGTTGGTTTTGCTGGAGGTTAATGTCTTGATATACGTACCTGCGGAGGTCGCATGGCAGAGTCTGTAAGCGTCCATCGTACAGATAGAACTTATCAACGCCCATCCAGTACACCACACCAGAAGCTTGTGCTGCTGCGTTTTGACCAAGTATAGAAATGTTGTCACCCATTAACTGACTAGACCAAACCACTGGCGGGCCAATGTACTGTAAAGAATAGATGGCTGAGTCAGTCCAAACCAAGATCTCTTGGCGGGTTTGGATGGAAGTTATGATGCTTGAGCCGTGTGACAACTGCACGCTACCGGCTTGATTGGTTGCGGAGGGTGTCCAGTTAACCACAGACTCCTGATCCGACCAACGAATAAGCATAGGATTCTGTATGGTTGTGCCGTAGTCATTACAGCCAAACGCAAACACAAATCGGCTAATGTCAGACACAAAGATAAAGTTCTGGATAATTGGGCAGTCTGAAGCGCCCGACAAGCTTACGATGTTTACACCATTAGGCATGATGTAATGATCACCAGATTGCGTTCCTGTCGTGGTAATAGCCGCGCCGCCAACAGTGGCCGCTAAGTTAAAAGTATTACCACTAGAGTTAATGACGTAATAAATAGTTCCGGGGGACAAGCCAGTCGGCAACGCAGACGGATAGCCGCTGTTAGTAAGGATGACTGGTGAACCATTTGGTAAGTTAAAAGCGGCAGTAACTACCGCAGGAGAAGCTATGGTGAC